GACAATTTAAATGGGGAAGATATAATTAGCGGAGACTACGAGTCCGCAACTGACAATATATTTCTTCCCGCAATACAGGCCATAATTGAAGTACTTTTGGAGGAAAGAGAGTTGAGTGAAGAAGAGAGATCAGTATTGAGGGGTAGTTTTGATGATATCCGCGTGAAAGCATGTTCGGGCAACATATGGACAATTAAGAGAGGTTCAATGATGGGAAACCTAGTCAGTTTCCCCGCTCTTTGTATCCTCAATAAAAGTTGCCATGACATCGCTGCGGAAGAAGTCTATGGGTGGGAAGCAGCACGAAGGAGGAAGGGGCGGTTCAACGGAGACGATTGTCTTTTCTTGGGTAACCTTGAAATGTACAAAAAATGGAGAATGACCACATCCATTTTTGGCCTCGTTGTGAATGAAAAGAAGACTAGCGTGTCCAAACGATGGGCTGAGTTAAACTCTCAGACCTATGACTCACGCAAGGATGTCTTAATTTCAAAACCCGTTCTTTCCTTTCTGTTACCCCCAGACGATACCCCGGGTGAAATTCTCTCGGCTGTTCTGGACGGGATCAAGTCTTTCAAAAACGACTTACAACTGTGGATCGTTAATGTTGTAATGCGTCACGAGATCTGCGTCCGTGGATTCACACTCTCAGGAATCCCCTCACGCTGGGTGAAGATTTTGGTGAGGAAGAAATGGTTTAGGAGATGTGCAATGGATGGCCCGGCCACCGCGATTGCACCGATTGACGGGCGTGGTTTGAGTTTCGAAGAATATAATGCGAATAGGAAAAAGATCTTGCCCATCGTTGATAGATCTTTTCCAAGTGTAGTAGGTGTACCTCCAAGAGAGGAATTCTATGATGTAGTTGACTTGGCCTGTGCCTCACTACAGAGAATTCACACTGAAAAATGGACCGGTGTCCCTGTTCGACCCTTGAAACTTAAGCTGGACCGGGCTGGCTTCCGCGCCCGTCATTCAAAGCCGAAACCATCTCCTCTTTCCGAGCCCCGCCTTCTGGGACT